GCTAATACTACGCTTGATATATTGACTCAATACGATTTCACATCAAAAAACTATTTGCAGTTTGATGGCAATGCCTACATTGTTTTAGAAGAAGATGACAAAATAAAAATAACTACTCAGGCAGGAAGCGCATTCAGTTTTATCGCCACATTTGAACAAGAAGGGTTGGCAAGAGCATGACACTACTAGAACTTGTCAACGATGTGTTGATCCGCTTGCGTGAACCTGTTGTAACCACTTACAACGAAACCTCATATTCCACTCTGATTGCCAAGTTTGTCAATGACACAAAGCGTCAGGTTGAAGATGCCTTTGGTTGGAATGCGCTTGGTCAAACAGTCACCATTAGCACTGTTGCTGGCACATACCAATATGGGTTAACTGGTGCTGGACAGAAGTTTCAGTTGATGGATGCCATCAATGCAACGAGCAACATAGGACTCAAAAACACCACTTTTGTGGATATGAATCGTAAGCAGAACTTCTCTGTGGTTATGACAGGTATCCCAAGCGAATACAACTTTGATGGCGTGGATGCAAACTACAACGCCAAAGTAACAGTGTATCCAAGGCCAGATGGCGTGTATAGCCTCATGTTTGCATTGGCAGTTCCACAGGCTCCATTGGCGGCAGATAGCACTGTCATTCTTGTGCCTGATGTAGTTGTTGCTCAAGGTGCGTATGCAAGGGCATTGGTTGAGCGTGGTGAAGATGGTGGACTGTCTTCATCTGAGGCTTACACACTGTTTCGATCTATGTTGTCGGATTACATTGCCTTGGAGGGCAGTCGTTATCCTGAGAATCAAGAGTTTGTTCCGCAATGACACAGCAAATCCAGACCTTTTCTGTTTCAGCCCCAGGCTTTTATGGGCTGAACACACAGGACTCTCCGCTTGATTTAGCGGCTGGATATGCTGCGATTGCTACAAACTGCGTGATTGACCAGTATGGGCGCATTGGCTCTCGCAAGGGTTGGTCAAGGGTAAATACATCCTCTGGCAACCTTGGCGCAAACAATGTAACAGTCATCCATGAGTTGGTGCAGACTGATGGCACTTTGACTGTTCTGTTCGCTGGAAACAACAAGCTGTTTAAACTCAGTGGCACAAGTGTTGTTGAGTTGACCTATGGGGGGGGAGGTACTGGCCCCACCATTACCGCAAGCAACTGGCATTGTGCTTCTTTGAATGGAATTACATATTTCTTTCAGTCAGGTTATGACCCACTGATCTATGACCCTGCTGTAAGTACCACTACATACAGGCGTGTGAGCGAGAAAACTGGTTATGTTGCGACTGCTCCACAAACCAACATTGTTATCTCTGCCTATGGTCGCTTGTGGACTGCTAGTAGCACTGCTGACACTGTAACTGTCTATTTCTCTGACTTGCTGGCAGGGCACATCTGGTCAACAGGAACTGCTGGTTCTTTGGACATTTCACGGGTATGGCCCAATGGGTCTGATGAGATTACAGGGTTGGCAGCACACAATGGATTCTTGTTTATCTTTGGCAAGCGTCAAGTCTTAATTTATGCAAATGCAACTACGCCATCAAGCCTGTCTCTGAGCGACACTATCAGCAACATTGGTTGCATTGCAAGGGACTCTATTGCCAATACAGGCAGTGATGTGGTTTTCTTGTCAAACAGTGGGATTCGGTCATTGCTCAGAACCATTCAAGAGAAGTCTGCACCTTTGCGGGACTTGTCTAAAAATGTCCGAGATGACTTGATGACGATTGTGAATGCTGAGACATTGGCAAACATCAAGGCAGTTTACTCAGAGTCAAATGCTTTCTACCTGATTAACTTTCCTCTTGCCACACAGACCTACTGCTTTGACACCAAGGCGGCTTTGCAAGATGGTTCTTCACGGGTAACTGTGTGGGATTCCATCACTCCAACTGCCTTCCTTGCTAAACGCAATGGAGACTTGTTGATTGGCAAGAATGGTTATGTGGGTAAGTATGGAACCTATCTTGACCATGCAAGCACATACCGATTACAGTATTTCACGACTTATGCTGACTTGGGACAACCCAATGTCACATCTATTCTGAAACGCATTGCTGTAGTGGTGATTGGTGGTTCAAGCCAAGGCTTCATCATTAAGTGGGGATATGACTTCTCTGGTCAGTATTACTCAACTACATTGCAAATACCTCAGTCTACTGTTGCCGAATATGGAACTGCCGAATATGGGGCAAATGGCTCTCCTGTTGCCTACTATTCAGAAGGCATTTCTTTGCAGACATTGATTGGTCAAACGACTGGTTCTGGCAAGACTGTGCAGACTGGTTATGAGGTGCAGATCAATGGTTATCCTGTGAGCATTCAAAAGATTGAGATTCAAGCCAAGAATGGCAAACTGGTTTAAGGAAGAAACATGGCAAATTACACCAAAACCACCAACTTTGCGGCTAAGGATGCTTTGTCGCCAGGGAATGCAAGCAAGGTTGTTAAGGGAACTGAGATTGATACTGAGTTCACCAACATTCAGACTGCCATTGCAACCAAGGCAGATGGAACCTTCACAAACTTCAGTTTTGTTGAGAGTGGGTCATATCTGTACATCAGGGCATCAGGAACAGATGTGATGAAGATTGACACATCAGGTAACCTGACTGTGTTGGGCAACATCGTGGCAAATGGAACTGTTTAATGAAAACAGTACAAAACAATCTCAATGTAACTTGCAAGTGCTTGCAGGTTCTTTTGGCATTGGGGGTGTGATATGGCAATAAAATATATTAAAGTATTTAATCCAGAAGATGGAACAGTATCAGAGTTTGGGCCACAGGGATGGACTAGAAGTGCTTATGTTCCTCCTAGCTCTAGTGGTGGCGGTGGATTATTTGGTGCTATTAGTAATGCTGTATCAAATATTGCAGCACCAATTGTTAATCCAATAATTGACACTGCAAGCAAAGTTGCAACAGATATATATCAACCTGTTGAAAAGACAATCAGCCAAAATCTTGCGGTTTTAGACAAAGACTTAAGCCTATCTCAAAATGCACCACTGATTGCGGCAATTGCATTGAGTATTGCGGCTCCAGGTGTTGGTTCGGCTATTGGTCAACAAATGATAGCTGCTGGTTTGCTTCCGGCGGCAACATCTGCGGCTGTAGCTACGGCAGTTGGAACTGGTATAGCAAACGCAGCCCTGCAAGTTGCTCAAGGAAAATCTCCAGAAGAAGCATTGAAAGCTGGCATTGTTGGCGCTGCTGGTGGTGCTGTTGGTGAATATCTTGTTGGTGATCCTAGCGTAGTAAGGAATCTTGTATCTAGCACATCAACTAATCTTTTAGCTGGTAAGCCTCCAGAAGAAGCTATTAAGTCTGGGATTATCAGTGCTGGCGCTGGCCTTGCTGGTGGTACTGCTGCACAAGCAACTGGTTCTGCTGTTGCAGGACAAGTAGCCGCAGGAACCACTGCTGGCTTGCTTACTGGTAAAACTGCTGAACAGTCATTGGCTCAAGGTGTTGGCAACATAAAGCTAGACTCTCTCAGGCCAGATTCTGGCGTAACAGTTCCTACCGAACAACAGTCTCTTGCTGGTCAACAAGACTTGCAGAATCAGTTGGCTCCTTATGAGTCATCAGTTCCACCAAGCACGACTGCATTTGACACAACACAAGACATTTCAGACACATCTGGTTTTGTGCCGCCAACACCAACACCAACTACACCGATTACTGGAAATACTGGAGGAAATATGGCAACCTATGATGAAGAGATGAATGCTCCTGCGACTGAGTTGCAGGACACCACTCCTTTTAACTACACTCCTGAAGAACAGCAGATTATTTATCAGTTGGCTCAAGAGGCTGGTGGTACTCAAAACATCAGTGATGCGTATGCTGCACTCACTCAAGCGGCACAACAAACAGCAAATCAATCTGGGTTAACAGTTGGAAATGTATTGAAGTTTTTTCAATCTAATCCAAACCTAACAAAAGGATTGGTTACTGCTGGCGTTAGTGCTGCTGGTGGTTTGTTGACCAATCAAGCCAATGTAGAAGCGGCAAGAATCTCTGCTCAAGCAATGCGAGATGCGGCGGCAACTGCGGCAGAAGCACAGAAGTTTCGTCCTGTTGGCGTTACCACTCGTTTTGGTCAATCACAGTTTGGGTTTGATCCTACAACTGGTCAATTGACAAGTGCTGGATACACTGTTAGCCCAGAACTAAAGGCGATGCAAGACCGCATCATGGCTTTGTCTGGTCAAGGCTTGACTGAGGCAGAACAGGCGGCTGGTCGGTATGCTCCTTTGACTGCTGGCGCACAAGGCTTGTTTGGTTTAGGTCAGCAATATTTGGCACAGTCTCCAGAACAAGTTGCTGCTGACTACATGGCTAAACAACAAAACTTGTTGGCCCCTAGTCGTGAGCGTCAGTTTGCTCAGTTGCAAAACCAGTTGTTTAATACTGGTCGTGGTGGTTTGTCTGTGGGTGCTACTGGTGCTCGTCCAAGTGGTGCGGCTGGTTTGGGTGCGGCATCTCCTGAAATGGAAGCCTATTACAACGCTTTGGCTCAACAAGATGCGGCACTGGCGGCACAGGCAACTCAAGCTGGTCAACAACAGGTTCAGTTTGGTGCTGGTTTGCTAGGCTCTGGCGCTAACTTGCTTGGAAGCTATACACAAGGATTGACGGGTGCTTACACGCCATTCAGCACTGGAATTGGCGTAGGTTCATCGCTAGAGTCTTTGGGTCAAGCACCTTTGGATATTGGCGCACAGTTGGGTGGCAGGTCTGCCCAGGCTGGTGCTAATGTTGGACAAACACTGCTTCAAGGTGGCTTGTTAGGTGCTAGAACGACTCAGGCGGCATCTGGTGTTAGTCCTTTTGGAACCGCATTGACAGGCTTGGCAAATAGCCCTGAGGCACAACAAGCATTGGCACAGTGGTTAAATAGTGGCGCAGGTTATGGAACCAATACCCGCCAACTTGATACAAACGCTAATTTCTAAGGATAAATCATGGCAACAGATATTGTTGGAAGTTTGTTTGGGGTAACTCCTGAGTTATATCAAGAGCAGCGTGACTTGATGCGTCAAAAGCAAGCAATGGATTTTGCTCAACAAGACCCACGGGCACAAGCTACTTTTGGGCTGTATCGTGCTGGTCAACAGGTAGGTCAAGCCTTAGGTGGTTTGATGGGTGTAGAAGACCCTCAGATGCGTCTGATTAGCCAACGCAATGCCTTGGCACGACAGTTTGATACCAATACTCCGCAGGGATTGATGCAGTATTCAAACGCTTTGCAATCTGCTGGCGATGTTCAGGGTGCGGCTATTGCAGCAGATCGCTATAGAGCAATTCAGGGTTCTTTGATTGAGCAAGCACAAAAAGCAGCAACTGCTGGAAAAACAATAGCAGAAACTGGTGAAATTGCCACAAAGACTCAAACTCGTCAATCAACTATTAACCAATTGAAAAGTCAGTATGGTTTAAGTGAGGATGAGGCGGTTTCTGTTGCTGCCAATCCTGATTTGGTCAAATCATATTTGACTCCAAAGTCTTTCCAAGGTTTTGAGTTGCTAAAAGCTGGCAAATTTACTCCAGAAAGCATTTCAAATTGGACTACTGGCATGGGTCAGTTAGAAGCAATTGATTTAACTTCAAAACCAAGCGATGATTGGCTAAAGATTGCTAGAGAGCAAGGACTCCCTGCCAAAAAGACATTCAATGACTACACGCCAGAACAAGTTGCTAAAGTCAATGAACTTGAGTTTCAGCGCAAACTAAGAGAGAAGTCTGCTGGCGCTGCCGTAACCCGTGTTTCTGTTGATGTAAGACAAGAAGAAGAGTTTGCCAAAACTCGCGGCAAGTCACAAGCTGAAGCATTGACTGAAACAGCTAATTTAGCCCGTAGTGGTTCTCAGGCACTTACAACATTAAGTGGCATGAAACAACTTGCTGATTCTGGACAGTTATTTACTGGCCCATTGGCTCAATCTTATGTTGGCGCAACCAATTTCTTGGCAAGCCTTAATTTACTTAGTCCAGAACAAAAACTGCGTCTTTCTTCATCTGAAATTTATGATAAACAAGCCAAAGACCTTGTTATGCAAGATTTAGGTGGGAAACTTGGCGCTCAAATATCAGATGCAGATCGTAATTTTGTTGAAGCTAGGATTCCTCAATTAAGCACAAGTGTAAAAGCCAGAACTGAACTGATTGATAAATTACAAGAGATTCAACGAGGGAAAATTGATTACTATAAAAAAATGAATTCTCACGCAAACAAATATGGCAATCTAAATAACTTTGACTTTTCTGAAGTTTATTCTCCAGTTGGCGCATCGACTCCTGGGGTTGCAAAGCCAACTCATCGTTTTAATGCTCAAACTGGGAAAGTAGAGGCACTTTAATGGCTGACAAACTTGTACAGGTTGGCGACAAATTAGTTGCCTTTCCTCAAACCATGAGTGATGACGAGATAGCTAAAGCGTTATCTAATCAAACTACACCTGAAGAATCATCTATTCCACAACAATTAGCAAGACAAGCTGGTTTGGCTGGTAGAGCAATTTATGAGGGATTTACAGCACCTGCAACCACTGTTCTTGAGGGAGTAAAAGGCGCTTACAACTTGGGTTCTGCTTTACTTGGTTCTGAGAGTCGGATGCCAAGTGCTGCGGCAGCACAAAGCCAAATGCTTACGCAAGCAGGATTGCCAGAGCCACAAACAATGGCAGAACGGGCGGCACAAGCTGGTATGCAAGGACTGGTTGGCGGTGCTACTGCGGCAAAAGCACTTCCTGGGACTATTTTGGGCCAAGATTTAGCTCGTCAATTACCTGCTGCCGCTGTTGCTCCAGCAGTTGCTCAACCAGTTGCGGAAGAAGTAAAGGCATATACAGGAAGTGATTTGGCGGCTACTGTTGCTGGCCTTGGAGTTGGCGTATTGGCTGGCTCAGGTGCAGCTAATTTGGCAGGAAAACTTGCCGAAGGTAAACAACCTGTTTTGACAATGCAAGATGTTAAACAACGGGCTGGTAGAGCCTACACAAAAGTTGATGACTTGGGCATTGTTTTGTCAGACCAAGGCGCAAAAGACTTGCTTGGAAAAGTGTCTACTGACTTGAGTGCTGCCAGATATTTGCCAGAAAATGCACCTGCTGTTCAAACAGTATTGAACAAATATCAGTCGATTGTCAATAAAGGTAATGTGTCATTCAACGATGTTGACCAGATGCGTCAACTTGCTGGTGATTTGCTTGGAAATACAGATCAAAACATTCGTAGACTTGGGAAGCAGATGACTTCATCTATTGATGAATATGTTGCCAATCTTAGTCCAAACAATGTTGTTGCTGGTAAAGGTGGCATTGATGAAGCTGTTAAAACCATTATGTCTGCCAGGAAAGATTGGAGAAATCTAAGCAGAGCAACCACATTGGATGACATTTTGAACATCGCTGATGCAAAAGCGCTTGATCCAAAGGCATCTGAAAGTGAGTTGATTCGCCGTGGGTTTATCAACTTGGTTAGCAATAAAGAAAAATTTAGCTTGTTTAACAAAGACGAACAAGCGGCTATTCGCAGGGTTGCCAGTGGCGGTGGCTTAGATACTGTTCTTTCGCTAATTGCTAGGTTTAATCCAGAGCGTAGTCAAATTATGGCTGGTGGAGTGGTTGCTGGATCAGTTGCAAAGCCAGAAGTTGCCATTCCATTGGCTGCTACTGGATTTGCTGCTGATAAATTGCAAGCAATGTTGCGTCAACGAGCTGCACAACAAGCAATGTCTGGGCTTCTTTCTGGAACAACGCCACCCCCCACTCAGTCAATGAACTGGAGAGGTTTAATGAGTGGAGCGACAGTGCCACCACTTCTTGAATAAACAAGGAGCGCAAGATTGATCCTCTCACCCTTCTGGCGATGGCAAATGGCTGTGTCGCAGCTATTCGCAAAGGCTGTGAACTCTATAAAGAGGTCAAGGGAAC